GCCGGAGCCGTAGCCGGAGCCGTAGCCGGAGCCGTAGCCGTCGCCGGAGCCGTAGCCGTCGCCGGAGCCGGAGCCGTCGCCGTCGCCGTCGCCGGAGCCGTAGCCGGAGCCGTAGCCGGAGCCGTAGCCGTCGCCGGAGCCGGAGCCGGAGCCGTAGCCGTAGCCGTAGCCGTCGCCGGAGCCGGAGCCGTAGCCGTCGCCGTCGCCGGAGCCGTCGCCGTAGCCGTCGCCGGAGCCGTAGCCACCCTTGCTCACGCCCATGCTGCCGCCTCGATCGATTGCACGCCTTCGTCGGTGCAATCGATAATCTCGATAGCTTCGGTCAGCGTGATGGTGACTGGCGTGGCGACGCGGCTGCGCTTCGTGTCCAAGCCCTTCGTCGCAATCTCGGATAGCGTGTTCGCTCCCTGCCAGGACCAGATGCGCCGCGACTTCACGAGGTCGACTTCTTTGCCATCACGGCGGGCCAGGTATCCGAAGTGAACGCCCGCCGAGTAGGTTCTCACGATCACAGGTTTCATAGTGTCTCCGCTTTGTTGTGCGAGCCAAATTCGCTTAGCTCATTTGCTATCCGGTCTATCGGTCCCGGAGCCGAAGTTAGGCCGCACCGTGTTGCCGGGCTTGGCGCCATGCCATGAAGTCACCTTCGAGATCGACAAATCGCGCGTGCGCGGTTGTCCCGGGAAGGATCGACGACTTGCTGTCGACGTTACACAGATGCTTAAGCGATGCATCTGCGGCCATCTCCGTTGTTGGCCTCGAAACCTCACACGTTTCCAGATATTCCCAGAACTCTGGGTCGCGCGTTAGCAGCGCCGCCCGCTGTGATGGCGGCATTTCGTGCCAGCGCTTCTTTGGTTTGGCGGGGGGGCTCTTGATTACGTCGCCGTGTCGCGCCGGCCGCGGACGTGAGAACGTCAGGCCCTTCCACCTAATCGCCGCGGCTTCGATCCTCTCGTCTGCCATCTTTCTACCTCCGCTCTCCGCAGTTAGGCCGTCAGCCTGTCCCAATACGCTTGCGGCGCCTTACTCAAGCGCACGCAAGTCGGGCAGTGGTGGTCATAGAGCTGGCCGCCGCGCCATGTGATGCGCCAGCCCCGCCGGCGCGCCCAATCGGCGATCGACTTGAACTCTGTCGACGAGGGGAACGCCTCCCGGTCGCCGCACTTCTCGCAGATCAGCAGCGTGTCGGCGTCTTTGCGCCTTGGTCGAAAGATCATTGCACGGATCCCTTGTGGAGCCATTTGGCGTAAACGTCTCGGGTGAGCGGATCGCAGGACAGGCACTTGCCGCTGATTGCGTCCTCGAACGAGCCCGAGCCGCACCGGCACAGGCGTCGGTTCTTGATGCGCTGGCGCAGGTCTGCGCGCCGGCGGTCATCGTTCTCGCGCGCGGCTGACCCGATCGGTGGGCGGCGGCCGTAGCTCATCGCATAAGCCTTTCCGCGGCGGCGATGGCGGTGCGAACGCGCGAGATTTCGAGGCGGGCAAGGTCGCATTCGTCTCGCGTCGTCGCCGCGTCGAGCTTTGCCTCAAGAACGGTCAGGTGGCGCTGGGCGATGTTGTAGAGCGATATAAACGTGTTCTGCGCGCTGAAATGCTGAGACGAAAGGGCGGAGCGGTTCACGGGAATGCCCTCCGCAGGAGGCAGTTCGGCGCATAGGCACCTTCGTCGGCGACGCGGGTCTCGACGATCGCGGCGATGCGCTCCATCTCGGCGCGGACCAGCCAGGCCGGCGAGCCTGCCTCGACCGTGATCAGGTTCATGCGGCGGGTTGCGTCGTGTGCCAGCTCATGCGCGAGCGTGATGCCGATGCACGGCGCGGGCTGATCCTGGGCGAGTAAGATCGTCCCCGGCACCGACCATCCCCAATCGCCGCGCGGCAGGCGCTCAGACCAGTGCACGGCAGGCGGCTCGAGTGCGGCATATCCTGCGGCTGGGTAACCCGCCTCGGCCAGGATGCGCTCGACCCGGCCCATGGGGACGCGCACGTCAGGCAGATCGGCACCCCATGCCTTGCACGTCAGCGCGCCGAGCCAGAGGCCGAACGCAAACGCGACAATCGCGATGGTGATGACAAGGGACAGTGCGCGCCTCATGACACGCGCCTTTCGACCTTGCCGCCGAAGCAGCGTTTCCAGTTGGGATCGGTAAGCGAGCGTGTCGGCCACGACCGGCGGGGACGGGCCCCTTGGCAAGGCGAATCGTTCCGCCTGATCGTGACCGACAGCTTGCGGCGGACGCGTGTGACCTTCCCGGTGACAGCCGCGCTCGCCGCGGTCTTGGCCGCGTGGCATGGCTGGCGGCGAAGCGGCGCGCCATTCGATATGGCGGTAGGTCCGCCGTTAACGTGTTCGTGTTTGTGGTCGAAGTCGATCTCGGCGATCGGTGCCCACACCCCGCAACCGCACGCGCAGCGCACGATGCAGTCAAGACCGCGCAGCATGGCAAAGCGGCGGGTCTCCGACATCGTGCCGTAGACGTACCGGGCCACATGCACGAGCGCGCCGTCGACGATCACCTGGGCGTCATGGGCGACGAGGATGCGGTACTTCTGGCGCGGGGTGAACGGCTTGGTCACAGCGCGGCCTCGGCTTGCGCCTTGAGCACGCGGTGGGCGACCTGTTCAATCAGCGACACGACCTGACCCGGCGTCAGGGTGACCTTGCCGGTGCAGGCCGGGCTGGCGACCTGTTCCAGCGTGATCGACCCGTTGTCGTTGAACTGAAGCGTTGTCGCGATCGACAGGCGCTCGCGCGCCTGGACATCGTGCCGGTCGACCGCCTTGTTGATCAGGCGGCGAATTTCGTCGCGGTGGCTTGAGTAAGCTTCGTTAACGCTCATGGCTGCCCGTCTCCGTTACGCAGGGTATATTTGCACGCGTTGCAAATGCCGTCAACGGCAAAATTGCAACATCGGCGAATTAAATTCCTCCGAGCGTTAACGAAGTAGTCGCAACCGGTGCCAGATAGCATTTGACGCAAATTGCGAAGCGTGCATATGCTTACGGCATGAGCAAGCTCCGCGAATGGCGCCGTGCGCGCCGGATGACACAAGGCAAGCTCGCCTCCAAGGCGGGCACCACGACCTCAACCGTGTCCCGGATTGAGACGGGCCTGATGTGGCCGAGCCCGGACGTTCTGGCGAGTATCGAGCGCGCCACGAAGGGTGCGGTGACAGTCTCTCACATGATTAACGATTATTACGAGGCGCAGGGCGTCACACGCCGCCACGCAGCAGAGTGAATTAACGCGTGCCACATCGGCACAACGGAACACCACGCTCCGAAATGTAAGCCACCGCTAACCTTTATTAACGAGGTACACGGATGAACGACGAACCACTTTCCCAGGCGATCGATCGGATCGACCTCACCGCCGCGCAAGTCGTCGCCGTTAACGGCGCGCTTAAGCCGAAGCGCAAGCGCAAGGCGTCACCGAAACCGCAGCAGGAGGCCAAGCCGCGCAAGGCGCGCAAGACGGTCGACCCGCTGCTTGCAGAACAACAGGCTTCGAAGGCGAGCGCGACACCACACATCGCGTCTTTTACCGAAGGCGCTCAGCCTTTCGAAGCGCGCCCGGCGGTGGTCTCCCCTGACGCCGCCGGGCCGTCTCATCACGACCGCGAGGCGCGCTACATCGCGTCCGTGTTCGATCCGAACACGGCGCCGCGGCCTGACCTTGCCCCGCCCGCACCGTCGAAGTGGTGGCAGCGATTCGTCGCGCCGTTCGTCGCGGTCGAGCGCGGCGTGGTCAGCGAGGGCGACGACGCGCTGGTCATCGCGCCCGCGCCTGTGTTCGCCGACCTGTCGCGCGGCGATGTGCAGGCGATCGGCGTCATCGTGGCCGGCGTGTTGGCGCTCGGCGTGATGCTGGCGGTGTGGTGATCTGATGGCGTCCTACGGGCATTTCCGCATTTTGCGCGACAGGCAGATCAACCTGATCTGTCCCGCGTGCGGCTGCTCGTTTGAGACGCGGCGTTCAAGCTATGCGAGGCGCCGGCGTGAGAATGGCGGCAAGCCGCTTTGCTGCAGCATGGCGTGCCGCAAAGTCATCTGGCGCACTGAGAAACGTCAGTCCGAGTCCTTCAGCGGGTCCGCCGGCGGCCCGAGCATACCAAGCGACCCTGCGCGCTCTGTCGGACTGACGACGCATGTGAGGGGCAAGGGACGCGCGCCGGCTTCTAATTCACCCGGAGGTTCGAGGGGCTAGATGTTCGAGCGGGGGCTCACGCAAAAGGCATGGAAGCAGCAGCGCCGGCCGCAGAAGTTCGGCGCGCAGCCCGTCACGACCGAAGAGGGTCACTTCGCGTCGCAGCGCGAACATCAACGCTGGTGCGTTCTCAAGCTGATGCAGCGTGCGGGGCAAATCTCAAACCTAGAGCGCCAGGTGCAGTTTTCGTTCGACGTGAACGGGCACCACATTGCGAAGTATGTGGCTGACTTCATCTATTTCGAGAACGGAGAGCGCGTGGTTGAGGACAGCAAGGGGGTTGCCACAGACGTTTATCGCCTGAAGCGCAAGCTACTCCGCGCGCTTTACGGCATCACGATTAAGGAGACCTAACGCGGTGCCGCACAAACTGAAGTCTCTGGAAGATGTCGGGAAACGATTCGGGCGCCTAACGGTTGTTGGCATCGGATCGCCGGACAGGTCACGATCGCGACGCTTGGTCTGCCGATGCGACTGCGGGTCGGTTAAGGAGATGCGTGCTTCCGGCATACGGGACGGACGGAGCATCTCGTGCGGATGCGTTCGCGCAGAGCGCGTTATTGCTGCTGTAAGAACGCACGGCAGATCTCAAACCTTAACCTACAGCAGCTACGTGGCGATGCTCGGTCGTTGCTACGACCAGAGAAATGCAAGCTACCCTTCCTATGGTGGGCGCGGTGTTTCCGTGTGCGCCGCGTGGCGCGACAGCCTGGCGGCTTTCGTTGCGGATATGGGCGAGCGCCCGTCCAAGGGACACTCAATCGACCGCATTGATAACGCCAAGGGCTACGAGCCTGGCAATTGTCGATGGTCAACGGCGGTTGAGCAGCAGTCCAATCGCGCCGTTTCAAGAAAGATCACAGCATTTGGGCTGACGCTGACGTTAAGCGAATGGGGGCGTCGTGCGGGTCTCCCATGCCAGACAATAAGGCAGCGGCTCATTGCCGGGATGAGCCCAGAGAAGGCAATCACCACTCCTGGGCGCAAACACGGCACTGAGGTGCGCCTCGCATGAATACGGCCTGCCTACACAGCCCCGCGGGCCGTACCGGCCCGGCGCCCCCACGATCCCCCATCGCGGCGCCGGGCCACCCCTTCACCCCGAAGCACGAGGAAAGCATGAAACGATTGATGATGACGATGGCGCTTGCGCTGCTGTTGACCGCGCCGGCCTATGCCGGGCCGCTCGTCGACGAGAGCGTGACCCAGACCACGACGAACACGAACACGAACACAAACGCACCGGTCGCATTCGGCGGCGCGGGCGGTCAAGGCGGTCAAGGCGGCAAGGGCGGCGACGCCTCGGCCGGCGCGATCGCTGGCGCGGCGTCCAGCTCCAAGTCGATCAGCGGCGCGGCGGCGGTCGGGTTCAACTCGAACGACAACCGGTCGAGCGCGAAGCAGTCCCAAGATCAGGTTCAAGTGCAGGACCAAGATCAGGACCAGAGCGTCACCTACATCAACCCGCGCGCGCCTGTTGCCTCGGCCACGGCGGCCGCACTGGCGACGTCGAGCGAGGCTTGCATGGGCTCGTCCTCGATCGGCGGGCAGGGCGTGGGCTTCGGCCTGTCGTTCGGCACCACGTGGGAGAACGAGGACTGCAAGCTGCGGAAGGGTGCCGGGCTTCTCTACGCCACGGGCAACACGAAGGCAGCGAAGGAAATGCTGTGCGCGAACGAAACGTATCGCGCGGCCTTTCTGGCGGCGAAGGATCCGTGCGCCGCTGATGCGCCGGCACCGGTCGCCGCGATGGGTCCGCAGACGCCAGAGATCATGGGCATGTCGACACCGGTACCCAATCCGTAAGGCCGGCGGCTAGCGGATTGGCGAAAGGACGGGCGGGGTTTGCGAAGCACCCCGCCCGTCACACAGTGAGTGGACAGGATCGAATGCAGGTGGATGTGACAGCGATTTTGATGGGTGATCCGGCAGCGCAGTATCGCCGCGCGCCGACCCTGTACGAGATGAAGACGCAACACGCGTCGGAGGTCGATTTGAAGATCCGGCGCGGCGCTTACGGCACGCAGGTGCGCGGCGCACGATCGCGCCTTCTCGCGCCGCTCAAGCCCGGCCAGGCGGTCCAGGCGCACTCCTACTATCAGGCAAAGAATTACATCGCATGGTTTCGCGCGCAGGGGTTGGTCGCCAGCCTGAAACGCAACGCGGACGGTGTGACGTACACGGTGACGAGGTTGCGGTGACGGTCCGCATTATCACAGGCGACTGCCGCGAGGTCTTGCGCACGCTCCCCGACGAGAGCGTGCATTGCGTCGTTACGAGCCCGCCGTACTGGGGGCTGCGCGACTATGGCGTCGAAGGTGGCGCTGGCACGACCGGTCTTGTCGCTGAGCGGTTGGGCCGCAAATCGATCCTGATCGAACTCAACCCGACCTACGCGGCGATGGCAGAGCGCAGGATCAGGGACGACGCACCGCTTTTCACACAGGTGGCCGCAGAATGAGCAAGAAGCCAGGACCACGCTACATCGAACTGAACTCCGCGATCGCGGACTCGTTCACGTTCGTTTGCCTGAAGGATGACGTTAAGGCCGCGTTCTTCTTGTGGGCGCTGCGCTGGCCGGAAGGTGATTTGCCGTCTGACGCGCACCTGGGAGAGGCTCTCGGCAAGAGCAAGGACAAGGCCTTTGCGATCAAAGCGCTTCTTCTGCGGTCTGGTTTCATCGCGCAGACACCGGGCGGCAAGTATATGCTCGCGGGCGGTTGGGCGCGCTGGCACAAAACGTCGACGGCGCGCTCGACGAAGCACCGCGCCGAGAAGATTAACGGCAACGCGACCGCAACGCTCGATGCAACGCCCATTGCAACGTTGCAATCAGCGTTGCAATGCGCTGCGGACGATGCGTCCAGCAACGGTGATTGCAACGTTGCATCGACGTTGCAAAAAGAAATCCCCCTTAGAAACCCCCTAAGAAAAACCTCAACCAATCCAGCTAACGCTGGATCGGTTGAGGGCGCGCGCGAACGCGCGGCTCCCTCAGGAAAATCGCTGATTTCTCGGGATTATTGGCCGAAAGACGCAGCGGTGCCGCCGTCGTGGCAAGCGCTTGCCCGGCAGAAACGCGCCATTTTGGGGATGCCCGAGGTCGACGTCGCGGTCGTCGCCGAGAAGTTTTCGCTGCACCACGGCGCCACGCAAAACCAGCCCCGCACGTGGGGCGAATGGCAGGTGAAGTTCCTCAACTTTGCCCTCGACGAGAGAGGAAAAAAACATGGCTCATTCGGACGATCAACGGTCGCAAGCACTGTCGCACGGCTCGCCCGGACTGCCTTCGGCGCCGACGAGATCGACACTCCCGGCGCCGCAATTGTCGGAACCTGATCTGGCCCGGATTTTTGCCCGGCTGGCTGTGGTCTACGGCGACACGCGGATCACGAACGCGGCCGTCGAGAAGTTGCTCATGCGCGAGTGGATCGCGGCGATGGGTTGGTACGCCCCCGCGCGCATTCACGACGCTGTGTCGGCGTGGATCAAGACCGGCAAGTTCTGGCCGACGCCTGCGGAGATTTTGGAGATCATCCGCGCCGACAACCCGCTGCCGCCCCGGCACCCGCCATCACCGCCATCGGCGGCGGAGTCGTATTGCCGCGAGGGCCGCACGGTCGAGCAAGAGCGCGCGCACCGAGAAGCGTTCATGGCGGAAATGCGCAAGCAGTATCCGATGCTGTTCGTTCGAAAGGACGAGCCCGAGCGGGAGTCGCGCCCGCCGTCGCAAGACGGCCTCTCACCTGAATTCATCGCACACGCCAAGCGTCAGGGCCTTTACAGCGGCTCTGACGCGACGTGAACAGGAGGACCACATGACCAACCCAAATTTCGCCAAAGACCAGCTTCGCTCGCTCGTCGAGCGCGTCGAGCGGCTCGAGGAAGAGAGGCGCGCGCTAGGCGCGGACATCTCCGAGGTCTTCAAGGAAGCCAAGGGCCACGGCTTCGACACGAAGATCATGCGGCAGGTGATCAAGCTGCGGCAGATGGATCAGAGCGATCGGCAGGAGCGCGAGGCACTGCTCGACCTGTACCTGCACGCGCTGGGCATGGACCGGGAGGCCGAGGCGCCTGCGCCGGCGCCGATGCTGCAGGCGGCGGAGTAGGAGCGATGTGGCCGGAGAACGCGCACCATACGCACGTAAAAACGAACTGGCGCCGCGCGAGCGATTATTGCGCGGTTTGCGGTGAGTCTGGTTCCGACTTGGAGCAACCCTGCGCCGGTCCAAACAGGTGCGGCCTGTGTCAGTTTTACGTGCGGGAGATGGCGTTCGGGGGCAGGTCGGTTTGCAACCGGTACCCGCCACGCGGCGATGCTTGGCCGAGTGTGCGAGCGGGTAACGTATGCGGGGAATTTAGGAAGATGTACGAGATGCCTGAGCGGGAGGGCAAATGACAGTCGCAGCAACGGAGGATCGCCTGCGGGCGACGCTGGGCTACCTGAAGCGGTTGGCGGCGGCGGGCAAGCCGGCGCCGACCAACATTGAGATCGGCTTGAAGGCCGTCAGGATGGGGCAGCAGCGGTTCCAGCCTTGGGACCGCTGCACCGGTATCCGATGGCGCAAGGCCGAACACGGGGCGGTGATGCTGGCGGCTCTTGAGATGTGCGGTCTCGTGACCGTGCAGCGCGGGTCGAACTGGCGGCGCATCGTGATCGTCGAGACGGGGCAGGTGTTAGAGCCATCGCGTCCCCGGTTTTGCGCTTGAAGTTCATCACCGTGGGTTTCAACTTGAATTGATCAAGTTTCAAGTTTTGGCGGAATTGTTGGCATGGCGAACGGTCACGGAGGGGCGCGGAAGGGGGCGGGGGCAAAGCCAAAGACGGCGCAACTCAAGGCCGCCGTCGTCACGATGCACGATCAGCTGCCTAAGGATGCACTGACTGCCGTCATGGCCAGGCTTCAGCCCGGAGCCAACTCGCTGCAGATGCTTCGTCACGTCATGGATGCGCCGGAAACGCCGCCCGATTTGAAGCTAAAACTGGCGACCGTCGTTTTGCCGTTTGAGGTGCCTAAACCTGAGCGCAGCAAGGACCCTGACGCGGACAACGAAAAGGTTAAACAGGCGAGCGATGAACGCGTTAAATCTCGACTTGCTGAGCTACTCCGAAAGGCAGGAGTTGCTGGTTCTTCTGACGGAAGATCAGCGGCGGGAAATGCGGCGCCGGCTGAGCAAGTACCAACCTTACCCCAAGCAGGCTGAATTTCACGAGGCGGGCCGGGACAAGCGAGAGCGCTTGTTCATGGCTGCAAACCAGGTCGGGAAGACAGTGGCGGGCGCTGCCGAGGCGGCGATTCACCTGACAGGGCAATATCCTGATTGGTGGCGCGGTCGGCGCTGGGACAGGCCCGTTCGCGGTCTCGCGGGTTCGGAGTCTGCCGAATTGACGCGCAAGGGCGTGCAGAGGCTGTTGCTCGGAATGCCCGAAGATGAGGGGATGTGGGGCACGGGCTACATACCCGGCGACGCGATCGTGAAGTGGTCGAAGCGTCACGGTGTGCCCAACACCGTCGAGTCAATTTCTGTGCGTCACGAGAGCGGCGGAACGTCGGTCGTCAGCATGGCGAGTTACGACCAGGGGCGCACCAAGTGGCAAGCGGACTCAATCGACTTCGTCTGGTTTGACGAAGAGCCGCCCGACGATGTGTACGGGGAGGGGTTGACTAGAACCAACGCGACGGGCGGCGTCGTCTGGATGACGTTCACCCCGCTCAAGGGAATGTCTGACGTCGTAAGCCGGTTTTTGCTGGAGAAAAATGCTTCTCGCAGTGTGACGCAGATGGCGATCGAAGAGGCGCCGCACTACACGCCGGAGCGCATCGCAGAAATTATCGCAAGCTACGCCGCGCATGAGCTGGAAGCGCGGACGAAGGGTGTGCCCATTCTTGGCTCGGGTCGCGTGTTCCCGATCGAAGAGTCTCGGATCACGTGCGACCCGTTTCAGATACCGCCGCACTTTGCACAGATCGGCGCTATGGATTTTGGGTGGGACCACCCATTCGCTGCGGTCAAGTTGGCGTGGGACCGTGATGCGGATGTGATTTATGTCGTTGCGGCGTATCGTGTCCGCGAAGAGACGCCGCTGGTTCAGGCTGCCGCGTTAAAATCATGGGGGGCTATCGGCCAGCGTGAGGATCTCCAATGGCTGCCTTGGGCGTGGCCGCATGACGGACTGCAGCACGATAAGGGTTCAGGTGAGCAGTTGGCCGAGCAATACCGCAAGCAAGGTTTAAGGCTGACGCACGAGCGCGCGACGTTCCCCGACGGGAGCAACGGGTTCGAGGCTGGCATAATGGAAATGTTTGGCCGCATGAAGATTGGCAAGCTTAAGGTGTTCGCCAATCTCGGGGAGTGGTTTGAAGAGTTCCGGCTGTATCACCGCAAGGACGGCCAGGTCGTGAAGATACGGGACGACCTGATGTCGGCAACGCGTGTCGGCATTATGATGAAGCGGGCGGCGCGCCCGATGCCGCAAGACATGGTGCGCGGCGCACTGCGCGCCCGCGGTCTCGACTGACCCCTGATTATTTCTGAGAAATCATGATTAGTCAGAAATAATCAGACCGCGGATGTCGGTTTGTATGGCCTCATGTTGGCGCTAGTCGGACATGGAGGACAAGCAATGACGGATGCATTTCAGCGGTTGGCGGTTCGGAGAAATCAGCTTGCTGCGTTGCTCGGTGTGAGCGAGCGAACACTGATCCGGTGGGATCAAGACGGGCGCGGCCCGCCGGGGAGGGTGAATGTCGGTCGTACGGTCTTGTATGACCGTCGTGTCGCTGAGGCGTGGTGGAGGCAAAAGGTCGACGAGGCGACGCGGCGCGGCGACTGACATTCCGCGCGAGTCACGGGCCTCGCATCAATGGGGTGATGAGCGGTGCTGAACCCTTTCTTGCGAGCTTGTTCGCAGCGGCCGGAACGTCTGGCGGTGCTGCAGGTGGTGCCGCCGCGGCTACGACCGCAGCGGCGGGCGCTGGCGCCGTAGGCGGTGCCGGTGTTGGCGCGGCGGGTGCTGCGGGATTGGCCGCAGCGAACGCGGCGGCGGCCGGCGGATTGAGCGCGACGACGATCGCCAGTCTGGCCGGTGCGGGTGCAAGCCTTGCCGGTACAGGCGCGCAGCTACTTGCGGGCAAGCCTGAGCTTCCACGATTGCCCGGCGCACTGACGCGAGACGACGCACGCGCCGAGGCCGATCGCGAGAGCGAGCTACTCAAGCGCCGCGGACGCGCTGCTGCCCTGCTCACGGCGGGCGGTGCGCGCGGCGACACATCCACCCCGTCACTCGGCGCGGCTGCGCTGTTGGGAGCCTGACGATGTTTCGTATCGACTTCTTCAGCAATCAGGACGCGGCAGGCAACTCGAACGAATACGAGTGGAAGGGCGGAGAGGGTGTGTTCTCGGCCGAGGCCGGCACCTGGGGCGGGGCAAGCGTCAAGCTGCAGTCGAAGGGGCCTAACGGCTCATGGATTGATGTGTCAGGCGTGTCGCTATCGGCAAACGGGTTTGTCGAGTTTGCCGCGACGCGCGGGGCAGGGCTTCGGGCCGTCGTCACAGGCACGCCGACTGACCTTTACTGCGCCGCGGGGGTGATCTGATGGGTGCGATTGGAAAGCGCGACGGTTCGCACGCGAAGCTGTTTACCGCGCCCGGGGCTAACTCGTTCGTTGTGCCTGCTGGCGTGACCGCAATTCTGGCGACGATTGTCGGTGGCGGCGCCGGCGGTGGCGGCGGACACGCCACAGGCGGTGGCGGTGGTGGTGGCGCTGGCGGCGCAACGATCGTTCGCTGGGCGATCCCGGTGACGCCGGGATCGACATTGACGTGCACGGTTGGGGTAAAAGGTGCAGGTGGCGCGGTAGGTAATGCCGGGTCCAATGGCGGCATATCGCAGGTAACCGGCGGGTTGACAGTGGCACCGCAAGCTGGCGGTGGGTCTGGAGGCGCAGCAGGTGGCGCTGCTAACGGTGGCAGCGGTGGCGCAGCAAATGCCGCCCCGAGCGGGCAGGCAAGCTCGGGCGGAACTGGAGACGCTGACAATGGGGCGGGCGGCGGAACGGTCAGCTACACTGCCCCGCAGATGACGAGCGGCTTTGGCGGCGGCGCGGGCGCGGGAACCGGCGGCGGCGGCGGCGGGTCAGGCAGATCATACCTTACGCTTACACTTCCGGTCGGCGGCGCAAACATCGGCGGCGGTGCTGGCGGCGGCTCGATGTATGGAAACGGCGGCGCGGGTGGCGCGACTGGCGTGGCAGGCACGGCGGCGGCTGCGACCGCATATGGTGGTGGTGGTGGCGGCGGCGGACAGAATGCGGCTGGTGGTGACGGCGCTGATGGCGTGATCATCATTGAGTGGGTCGGCGTCGCGTATCAGTGACAACCCCGCGCGAGTCAGTGAGCGTCTAAGCCATTTGGCATGGCGTTCGAAGACGATCTCTTGAAGCGGCACGGCCAACTCGTGAACGAGCGGTCGACCTTCGACGCGTTGAACCAAGAGATCGCCGAGCTTGTCCTGCCAGATCATGCCGTGTTCACGGTGCACGACCGGGTCCAGGGCGAGAAGCGCACGCAGCGCCAGTTCGACACGACGGCGACCACGTCTTGCCAGCAGCACGCCTCGGCGGTCGACAGTCTGGCGACCCCGCACTCTACGAAGTGGCACACGCTGGTCGCGATCGACGAGGATCTGAACGATCGCGACGACGTGCAGCAATACTTCTCCGACGTCGAAGACGTGCTTTATGCCGAGCGCTACGCGACCAAGGCGCAATTCGCGGCTCAAATTTACGACGTGTGGCGGACGGGCGGCGTGTTCGGCACGACCGGGTTCATGGTCGCCGACAATCTGGGCGGGGGCTTGCGCTATCGCGCGCTGCCGTCGGCTGAGGTCTATGTCTCGGTCGATGCCTGGGGCAACGTCAACGAGCTTCACCGCAAGTGGAAGCTGAGCGCGTCGGCGGCCGTGGCCGAGTACGGCGACAAGCTGCCCGAGAAGATCAAGAAGGCGGCCGAACTCGAGCCCTATCGCAAGTTCGACTTCCTGATGTGCATCAAGGCGAACGACGATCGGCGCGAGGGCTACCTCGACGAACGCGCGATGCCGTGGATCGCCTACGAGATGCAGGTCGAAGAGAAGACGCTGCTGCGCACGGCCGGCTACTTCTCGTGGCCGATCCCGGTCTATCGCTACGACGTGTCACCCGGCGAGTGGTACGGCCGCGGCTGGGCGTCGAGCGTGCTGCCCGAGATCAAGATGATCAACCGGATGCGCAAGTCGCACATCCGGCAGACCGAGAAGGCCGCCGACCCGCCGCTGCTGATGGCCGAGGACGGACTGCTTGCCTACAACACGAACGGCACGGCGCAGACGCCGTCGCTCGGTGCGGGCGACATCACCTACGGCGGCGTTTCACGTGAAGGGAAGCAGCTCGTCATCCCGCTCTACACGGGCGCTGATCTGAACAAGTCAGAAGCGCTCATGGAGCGTTCGAAGCGGGTCATTCAAGACGCGGCGCTGATCTCGCTGTTCCAGATCCTTCTCGAAAACCCGAAATACACAGCGACCGAGTACCTGGGCCGGATGCAGGAGAAGGCGCAGTTGCTTGGGCCGATGATCGGGCGGTCGATCTCGACGTTTTTGGGCCAAGTCGTCGAGCGCGAGGTCGAGATACTGGCCCGCCAGGGCAAGTTGCCGCCGATGCCGCGCGCGCTGCAGCAGGCGGGCGGCGAATTCAAGATGCAGTTCACCTCGCCGCTGACGCGCCTGATGCAGTTGGGCGAGGTCACGTCCATGCGAGAGTGGTTCGCCGACCTGATCCCGGCGGCCGACGTGCGGCCGGACGTGCTCGACAACATCGACTTTGACGAGTTCGCCCGCCTATCGGCGCGGCGCCGCGGCGTCGACCCGAAGGTGGTCGTCGACAAGGATGCACGCGAACAGATCAGGCAGGCGCGGACACAGCAGGCGCAGCAACAGCAATTGCTTGAGAACGCCGGGCCATTGGCTGGGGCGCTCAAGGACGTGGCGCAGGCCCGCTCGATCGACCGCGACGCGGAAGTGGGCCGGGCGTTTCAATCGTTGAGAGGGGCTCTGAAAGGCCAATGAGCAAAGGCAACACCACGGAGAACTCGCTGCTTCTCCTGATCTTCAACGCGACGACGTGGAACGACATCGCGCAGAACGACGGCTCGTCGCCGTTGACGGATCTCTACGTCGCACTGCACACGGGCGACCCGTGGGGCACGGCGTTGCCTGGATCGTATGCCGCCGGTGAGGCGGGTTACATTGTGGGCAACGTGCTGACCGACCTGCTCGACAATTCGAACGTGGAGACGGGCCTCACGGTTCGGCAGGCGCTGCGCGTCATCGCGGCGGCGCTGGCCGGCAAGGTCTCGGGGGCCTCCGG